CTCCCACTCCAACAAATATCCTTCTTCCAACTCTTCATTCTTTTACTCTCTCTCCCTCTCACTCTCTCTCTCTCTCTCTCCCTCTCTCCCTCTCTTTTTTTTTTTTAGGAGTGTCTGAGGAAGTTCTAGACTGTTTCGCTGCATGAGAAGAGAGACGTTTAGACATGGAAGCACTCCATTTGATAAGGTTGATTATTGATCAGGTGATACTCCTTATATGTCTTGCATTGCTATTAGAAGAGATGTTATACTGTATTCATAGTATATGATAATAATGAATGAACAAACAACCAATAAAAAGCCCCTCACGAGAGGGGCATGGAGGTATTTATGGTAAGAAGAAAAAATGTATCAATTAGGGTTATGGAAGTTCAGGAATTAGCTACATTCCTTGAACAAAAAGGAATGACTCCTTCCGGTGCTTTACGCACTGCTGTTGAATGTGTATACGGAATGTTTGAAAGATTTTATACAACCAATTATACAGGTATTTTAGATCGCGATAATGATTATGATAAAAGCTGGCAGGATGTACAAGAAAAAATAGATCATTCATGAATATTTTGAATAGATTCAAGTGGAATTATATCCATTCTATTTCCAGTATCTCCTAATTTTTCGACTAACAAAATATAACAAGAAAGTTTTTTACCGCTGATAAGATCGTTGATTATTTCCTTTGGAATTACCTTTCGTTTACCCCATTTGCTATCTGTAACCCATATAGTTTTATTTTTATAAATATATCTTTGAAGAACTTGTTCCGCATTTGGAAAAGTACAGGGTCTTCTTTTATGTTTCATATTTCCTCCTTCCCCGCTCCGGCGGGGTTTTCTTTTGCTTCAAGACGTTCTCTGTATTCTTCCATCATTTCTTTATACGCCCGCAATCTGCCTTCAAGGATAAACTTTTCTTCGGCCTTTTTTTCGAGCTCTTGCCGTAGCCTTCTGATCTCTTCCGTCTTCTCTGCAAGGTCTTGAGAAAAATCGGCGTCTACATCTTCAGGAAAAACAATTCGTGCTCCAATAACATCAAGGATTTCTGAGAGTACCTTTAAAGAGGGACTCCTTGCTCCTGTCATCCATCTAGTCAAATTAGTGGGATCAACATTGGCAAGCCTTGCTAGGGCAGCCATACTTCCAACGCGTTCTTTTGCGTTGTTTAGCCCTTCTAATACGTGAGAATAGTTATCTATTTTCATAAGTTTCAATATGCCATTTGGCATCTGATTTTTCTATGCCGATACGGTAGTTTTGCTTGAGTTTTAAAATGCCTTATGGCATTATTCCCGTATGCACGCTCCAATTTATTACGAAGTAAAAGTTTTTCTTGAGGCCCATCGGGATCTCACGGCAAAGGATTTAGCCATATCTGCGGGTATTCATCCAACGATATTGACAAAAGTTCTTTCAGAAAGACGTCGCGATATGTGGTCTAGTAACGCCGACAAGCTCCGAGCCGCCATGCGTCGCCTTGAGTGCGAACTTAGGCCCACAGCCACGGCTGAAACTCCCAACGAACAAGGAGAGGCCCCTCATGCTTGACGTGCTCATTGCTCTCGGCATCGTTGTCGTCGTGGCCTTCATCTTTTCCCCGGCGCGCTAGACCCTCAGCGCACCGCCTGACCACAGCCTCGGGCGTCGGGTACTCCGCGACGCGGTATGCCCTCCAGCGGATGACGCCACAGGACAGGATGCGGACGCGCCAGACGGGGCCGCGCCGGGTGATGAGCAGGTGAATGGCAGGGGATGACATGAAGCAAGTCTAACTCAACCCCCATTCCCGTCATGATGGAAATTTTCAGAGGTTTTCAAGATGCCCGACTACAAGAACATGAGCGCAAAAGAGGCTCTCAGAGAAGCCAAGGACGCCAGCGGCATGACTGCCGAAGAGATCGCGCGCGGGCTTGGCATCTCGGCTTCACACATGCGGCGGTATCTCGATGCGGGGGACAGCTATTTCCGAGCCTCAGCACGATCCCGGCACTGTGCACAGTGATGCGAAATACGATCTTGCTCCAGTGGCTTGAAGCCCAAACCGCTCCAGAAGCGCCCATTCCCGTTTCCCCGGCGGAAAGCAGGGCCGATGTGCTCACATCCGTGGCCTCGGCGGGCGCAGCCCTCGGAACCGTGCAGGGAATGCTTTCCGGGGTGAAGATCATCCACCCCGCGAACGCCCGCGAAATCCGGTCGGCGCTCGGAGACGTGATCACGGCCTGCCGTCGGGTGCAAGTACAGCTTCAACCCGTAGCCGCCGCCCGTGACCGTGCAGAATGCCTTGCTTGTGAGCATCCTGAGCCGAAAAGATCATGGTGGAAAAAGATCAGGGGAGGAAGATGATGCCTATTTTGATTTGCCAACAGTGCGGCCGGATGTTTGAGGTGAAACGATACTTTGCCGAAACCGCAAAGTACTGCTCAAAAGAGTGCAAGGATAAGGCCGCACAGACGCGAGGGCCTCAAAAGTGCAAGTGCTGCGGAAAAGAATTTCCAGCGAAAGGAAATGCAGCTTTTTGCGACAAGGCTTGTGGGTATGCTTTCAGAGCTGGGGTGAGCCGCGAAGAATGGCTTGCAGCTCATCCACAGAGCAATCAGTCAACACTTTTCAAGCGTAAGTGCCATGACTGCGGGAAGCCCACAAACAATTACAGGTGTTCAGCTTGTTGGGAAAAGCTCCGCAGCGAATCTGAAACGGGTGATATCCCGGAATACCAAGTTATGGGGCAGGCATGGGTATAATAGGCCCGTGCCGCTTGGATCGGCTTCACCGTGATGGGCGGCGCGTCCTGTGCTTTGCTGACTGGTCGAAAGAGTACGGAGTCCCGGCGTGGACGTCTCGAAACGGGTTCGTCAAAGACGTGAACTTCTGCCGCCTGTACTGCGAGAAGAGGCCGGATATGTTTGAAGTAGAACTTAAAGGTTCTAAGGCATAGGCAAAAGAAAAGGCCCCCTGCGGGAACAGGGGGCAAAACACCAAAACAATCTCTATGGAAACATTATGATGGAAACACAGGAAAAAGTCAACAGTTTCATACTCTATACGGAACAGTGGCCAGCAATTTCCTTGCTGAATGATGTTCAGCGTTCAACCCTCATGCAAGCGATCTTCGCACTGCATGGTGCATGTCAGATGCCTGAGCTTGATGACATGACCAAGGCGATTTTTCTTCTCATGAAGCCACGGTTTGAAGAGAACCGGGATCGGTATGCGACGAAGTGTGAAGCAAACCGGGAAAACGGAAAAAAGGGTGGCCGTCCACGCAAAAACAAAAACCAAACGGTTAATTATGAAAACCCAAAAACCGAACGGTTTTTAGACGAAAACCCAAAAACCCTTACTGACTCTTATACTGACTCTGATTCTGATCCTGATTTTAAAACACCCCCACCCCTCACAGAGGGGCAGGGTGGGGGTGAGTCCGCTTTCGCTCACGGGGAAGAAAAGCCCACACCTCGGGAACTCGGAACGAACCCACGGGCGCAAGGGACCAATCCCCGGCTCACTGGCGATAACCCCCGCGCTCAGGGAACAAATCCCCGGGCGCAGGTCGAAACGTCATATCCGGACATGGCCTTTGTCCAGTTTCTCGACGCCTACGCGCCGGAAAAGAGGGATGAGGGCGCGGCTTGGCAAGCATGGCTTACGCTCTCACGGGCAAAACAGCTTCCGGGGCTCCCCAAGCTGCTTGATGCTGTCACGGCATGGGAAAACTCTGAGCAGTGGCAGAAAGACAACGGCCAGTACATCCCGCTGGCATCCAACTTTCTCAGCAAGCGGCGATTTCTCGATACGCCTCCTCAGCGCGCGGCTCCTGCTGACGAGTTTGATCCTGAGCGCTTTGCCAAGGCCGCTGAGCAATGGAAAAACAGGTACAAAACGACAGGGGGTGCATGATGAACGGAGATACTTTTTTTGGCATGATGAGAAATATTTACGCTGTCTTCAACAAGCCTGCCCCTTCCGATTCTTCGCCGTTCGTCATGTCGGTCTGGGAAAGAGTTAATCATGTCCCGGATGAAGCTGTCCCGTACATCGTGAACCAGATCGCGGACGAGGAGAGAATGCCTCAAAACGTGGGTCGGGCGATACTCCGGGCATGGGAAAGCTGGCAGACGAACAACCCTGGGCGCATGGTGCATATCCACTGCGACGTGTGCGGAGGAGATGGTTTTTTCTGGTGCTGGAAACAAGACGAGAAGACGGGAAAGTATCAGCACTTTTTGTCTCCCTGCCCGGCGTGTCGGAAAGCTGACTATCCTCTGCCTTCGATGCGTGAGCTGCGTGAGCGCGGCGTCGTCGTGATGCCTGTCGGCTATGCAGGGGGCCCGGTACAGTTTGACCGGGATTCTGAGCTTGGGGCCCTATGGCCTGTGGGTACACCAGAGGGATGCGGAAAGAGATTCCTTTCCGCTACGGAAGGGGAAGGGAAAAGGGACATGCGCCTTGATCCGCTCCGCCTCCGGGCCATGAGCGAGGCTGAACGGGCTGATGTGGTGGGGGCCCGGTATGCGTAGAGCTGCGCGCGTGGACGACAACCAGCGAGAAATCGTGGAAGAACTCCGGCGTGTTGGGTGCTCTGTCTGGTCACTCGCAGGGGTCGGCAAAGGCTTCCCGGATCTCGCCGTGGGCTTCCGGGGCCGCAATCTTTTTCTTGAAGTCAAGGACGGCTCCAAGCCGCCGTGCAAGCGACGCCTGACGCCGGATGAGGAAGCCTTTCACGCGTCTTGGCGCGGGCATGTCGCCGTGGTCGAAAGCGTCGAGGACGCTCTGAAAATTGTGGGGGTGATGTGATGAAAAAAGAGCTTCGTGGGTGGAAGGCGATTAAAGACCACCTGATCATGTGCCGGGAAACAATCATCAAGTACGATTTTCCTGTTTATTCTGCTCGACGGCATGGCGCGGTGTGGGCTTATGCAGAAGAGCTAGATCTTCACAAGGCCAATCTTGAAAAAAAGTTTTCAGGAGTCGCACAAAACTGCACAGAATTGCACAAAACTGCACAAAATTGCACATTTTCTTAGTACATTATATCGAAAAATATGTTACGCTCCCGGCAAAAGTCAGGAGCGTTTTTTTTATGGCAGTTCTTCCCCTTCGTTATTTCTCACCCGATGAGTTCCGATGCAAGGACGGATGCGGGGCGGGGATCGAGCATATGGATCCTGAAGTTCTCCGTATGCTCGACGAGGCCCGCAAGTTGGCTGGTATCCCGTTCTCCCTTTCTTCCGCCTACCGCTGCCCCAAGCACAACAAGGCGGTCGGCGGTGTTGCCGATTCAGCCCACACGCGCGGCTATGCCGTAGACATCCGCTGTACGGATTCTCACTCCCGTTTCGTCATGTTGCAGGCCCTGCTTGAGGCCGGATTCCGGCGCATTGAGCTGGCTCCGACATGGATCCATGTGGACAACGACCCGGACAAGCCGCGTGACGTGGCGTTCTACCAGCAGGGAGGCAAGTACTGATGGATCTTTCCATTCTCGTGGATTTTCTGAATTCCCAGACGGGCACGTGGGCGCTCGTTATAGCTGCGCTCGGGGGCCTCTGCGCTTTGGCTTCTACATTCATGCCCGTACCAGGTGAGCAGTCCGGAAAGGTCTACAAGGCTGTCTACACTGTTGTGAACTGGATCGGCTGCAACTTCGGCAAGGCGACGAACGCCGACGACGCCGCGAAGAAAAAGGCGTGAGCGTGTCCCGTGTCGTTGAAGTCCTCACCCTCGCCCTCTCGCTCGGCTACCGCTGGCTTGAAAAGCTGGATGCGGATCGGGCTCAGGCTTTCCGCGATTCTTTGCGTGATGACCCTCTGCGCGTGCTCATGCAGCAGACCGGGGGCAAGACTTCCGATCCCGTCCACGCCCACTCTGACAAGTCAGAAAATCGTGGTGCTGGACGGGGTGAGGGGTTGGTGGATCGATGAAAGGGACGCGGCAACGCTGGCCCAATGGATCTACGATGTGACTGGAGAAGGTGGGCGATGAGTAATGATATCCAGTTCCTCAACATCATGTTGTCGGTAATCACTGGACTTTTGACCCTCATGGGAACTTCTTTTGGGTGGTGGTTGGCTCGTCTCTCAAAGAAAATTGATGAGCTCATGCAGCATCGTCAGGGGTGTATCATGCAGTTTGCTGATAGAGCCGGCAATTCAGACGATCATCGTAGGATTTGGGTCAAGCTTGATGATCAGGAACGGCGGCTAACTACTTTGGAAGCCGTGCGTAAGGTATAACTAGGATCCGAGAGTCACGCGGCGACGTTCCCCCCGGTCGCCTATCGCCCGCTGCAGCGGGGTACAGGATAAACGGTCGCCTTCGAAAAGGGCTATGCATATCGACGCCGGAGCATAGCCGCCCTTCACGGGGAATCGGGCGGTGTAGCATGGCAGGGCCGATATATCGCGTGATGTACTGCAATGAAATTCTCCTTCGGGGGGTCAATTTTTTGGAGTTGTGAGCATGGCGTCAAGATTCGATTGGGAAACCATCCGGGCAGAGTACGAAACCGGGGCTACACAGTCTGAACTCTCTCGAAAGCACGGGTGCAGCCGTACCGCGATTCAGAAAAGGATCGAGCGTGAAGGATGGGTTCAAGACGTCTCTGACGCCATTGACCGCCTTGCGCAAGCAAAGGTTGCGGGAGTGGTTGCGGGTTGCAACCCTGAAAAAAAGGCCGCTGCCGTTGAAGCCGCAGCCGATAGGAAAGCCTCTATAATTCAGGGGCACAGGGATGCTTGGCCTGACATTAAAGCACTGAATCGTCGTGCTATTGCCGAAAACAATTTTGATCTTGCCAAGCTTGCCAAGATTTCTGCTGAGACTGAACGGCTTATCCAAGACGGTGAGCGCAAGGCGTGGGGTATCGCTGACAAGGTGGAAGGAGAGCTCCCGGGCGTAGCTGCAGCAGTGCAGTCGGTGAGTGCCGAAATCGCGGGCATGTTGGCAAAAGTAAAGGCGGCACAGGAATGACACGGGAAGAAGCGATCGAGGGATATAAAGCTGCCAAGTCTGCTGAGGACCTGCGGGCTCTTTGCGCGGGGGACCTCTTCTTTCTGCTCGTCTTCGGGATGAAGCGCGAGGATATGAACCGGGACTGGCTCTATGAGCGGTGCCGGGAAGTACAGCGGGAACCGGACGGGCATCTCGATCTGTGGGCTCGTGAGCACTACAAGAGCACAATCATAACTGTCGGGCTGACGATCCAGAACATCCTGAACGATCCTGAACTCACAGTCGGAATCTTTAGTCACACGCGGCCCATCGCAAAAGCATTCCTGCGCCAGATCAAACGCGAGTTCGAGACGAACCGACTTTTGCAAGAGCTTTTCCCGCATATCTGCCCGCCAGCCAAGGGCGAGACGCGTACATGGTCGGAAGATGGCGGCATTGTCGTCCGCCGCTCGACGAATCCGAAAGAGAACACAATTGAAGCTTGGGGATTGGTCGACGGCCAGCCCACGGGCAAGCATTTCTCCGTGCTCGTCTATGACGATGTCGTGACCCTTGAATCAGTGTCCACGCCTGAGCAGATTAAGAAGACGACTGATGCATGGCGGCTGTCTCTCAACCTTGGCGCGCATGGCGGAATGCGGCGCATGATCGGGACGCGCTACCACGCGAACGACACCTACGCCGAACTGATAAAGCAGAAAAGCGTCAAGGTGCGCCTCCATCCGGCTACCGATGACGGGACATTTGAAGGCAATCCCGTGCTTCTTTCTCTCCAAAGGCTCAAAGATAACCGCCGGGACATGGGGCCCTTCGTCTTCGCGTGTCAGATGCTCCAGAACCCGATGGCGGACAAGGCTGACGGCTTCCGTCCGGAATGGCTGCGCTACTGGCAAGTACGCCGTGAATTCTGGGAACCGATGAACCGCGTAATTTTCGTCGACCCTGCCGGAAGCAAGAAGAAGGGTAGCGACTACTCCGTGTTCTGTGTCGTGGGCTGGAATGTGGACCGGAACATCTACCTCATACACGGCGAGCGTGTCCGGGCGAACTTGACTGAGCGGGCCGCAACGCTGTTCCGGCTGGTGCGCGAGTACAATCCCATTTTCGTCGGCTATGAGCGTTACGGGATGCAGGCGGACATCGAGCATATCAGCAACGAAATGGCCCGCGTTAACTACTTCTTTTCGATACGTGAAATGGGGGGACAGACGCCGAAGCCAGATCGCATTCGGCGCTTGATTCCGTGGTTTGAACAAAAGCGGCTTTTCCTGCCTATCGAGTCATCTTTCCGGGACACGGAAGGGGCGATCCGCAACTTCACCTCTGAATTCGTGAGCGAAGAGTACGAGACGTTCCCCGTATGTGCGCATGACGACATGCTGGACTGTCTGGCGCGTCTTGCGGAGCCAGATCTTGGCGTGGGTTTCCCGGAAGCCGTGGACGGCATGAGCGCCGTAGAGCGTGAGCTTGCCCGCATCGCTGAACACGGCCGACGCGACGACAACGGCCTTTTGTACGGATGGAGGGGGTAATGGCGTACCGTTTCAGCATAGCCGACACCCCGGAGCTTCGCCGCTGGCCGTGGGAGAAGATGGAGGCGGAAGGGCTCACGCGGGCGATTCTCTGGAACAGCTTGCAGCCGACGCTGCTTGACTGGCTAGAGCTTGTATCCCCTTCCACGACGCTCATGGGCTTGGCGTTCGACGATGAGAAGGGCGGAGAGTTGGCGGGGGCCCTGTGGGTTGTTCCTTCCGGGCAGTGCGGGACGGTACATTTCGTCATCTTCAATAACTGGCGTGCCGACAAGGTGCGCCTTGGGCGCGAGGCTGTGCGCTGGATTTTTGAGACGTGGACGCTTGAAGCCCTGCTTGCTGCGTTCCCGGCTGGCTATCGGCACCTGTGGGCGTTCATGGAGGTGCTTGGATTCACGCCGTGGCCTGAGCGTCTGCCGAAAGCCTGCCTCATGCCCACGCATGGCAATCCGAAACGCTGCAAAGACATGGCGCTGGCTCTCCTGCGTCGTGATGAAGTGAGGTAACTATGGGCGGTGTAGTCAGTGGACTCTTTGGCGGCGGAAAGTCTTCTCCGTCTGTCGTCACATACGAGGCTGAACAGGCCCCGCGTGAGTCTGAACAAGAGGCCGTGGCCTCCGGTGTACGGGATGAAGAGCGGCGCAAGCTGCGGCAACGGCGGCTTATGGGCGGCACCATGCTTTCTTCCCCGCTTGGGCAATCTGGTGCCGTCTCAAGCACAGGTTCAAGTCTGCTCGGAAGGATAGGATAGTATGGCCGTCGACATGAAGGAACTCAAGGCTCTCGTCTCGCACCTTGAAGGACTGCGGGAAAAGCGCCTCGCACAACAGCTTGAAATCGGCAAGCTGATTCTTCCTTCGCGTGGGCTGTTCAAAGGCGAAGAAACGGAATGTTTGCGCGACGCCAATCTTTTCAATCCCGCAGCGCAAAGGGCTCTCCGCAAGGCCGCCGCCGGGATGACGCAAGCTATTACGCCCTCATCCAATCCGTGGTTCCGACATGCGTTTCTTTCCCGCGATGACAGGGAAGTGACATACGCCAACGAGTTTATTGACGCCGTCGATTCCCGCATTCGCTCCGTGCTGTCAGAAGGGGGTTTTTATCAGGCTATCCACTCCTTCAATAAAGAACTTTTGGGATTCGGGTGTGCTCTGATCTGCTGCGAGGAATCTCTAAAAACCGTGACGCGTTTCTTTTGCCAGACTTGCGGCACCTATGCCGTGGCGTTGGATGCCGAAAGGATGTTGTCGTGCGTCGTGCGTCGTCTGAGAATGACTCCCACAGAAATGAAAGAGCGCTTTGGGGAAGACAAGCTTTCGTCTGTAACGCGGGAACTGCTCAAGACGAAACCCTATGGTCCCGTTGAAGTCGTGCATGTCGTGCGGAAGCGTGAGGACGGGGATGTACGCAAGAAAGATGCCCGGAATATGCCGTTCGCTTCGTACTGGTACGAGGAAAACGGGGAAGGGCTGCTCACTGAAAGCGGGGTCCACTCCATGCCGTTTTTTTTCACGACATGGGAAGATGCACGAGGCATTTACGGAACCGGGCCCGGGGACGATGCGCTGGCCGATCAGAAAGGAATAGAGGCATGGGAACGGCGTAAGGCCGTGGGCATCGAAAAGATGATTGATCCGCCTTTGCTGGCTCCCGGGACGTTGAAGCGGCATGTACGGGCCGCTCCGGGGGAAACCGTGTCTGATACGGCATTCGGGCAAGGAAACGGCATACGGCCTCTCTATGAGATCAATTTTGGCCCTGCCGTCCAGTATGTGCAGGAAGAGGTCAACCAGATCTCCATGCGCCTTGAAGACGTGATGATGGCGAACATCTTTGCCAACATGTCTCTGGAGACGCGCCCGGCAGGCATGACCATGACCGAGTACATGGATCGCCGTCGCCGTTCCGCTGAGCTGATGGGGCCCACGGTTTCAAGCTATGAGCCGCGAGTGCTCAATCCGTTGATCGAGCGTGTGTATATGCTGCTTGATGAGGCCGGTTTGCTTCCTCCCCCGCCGGACGGCCTTTCAGAATGGGCGACGCTCGACGTGTCGTACCAGTCGCCTATGGCGCAGATGCTTGAGCAGTCTGGGGCCGTGGCAACGGCGCAGTTCATGGAGCAGATTGCTCCGCTCATTCAGATTTCACCGGACATCATGGACAAGATTGACGTTGACCAGATGATTGACGAGCTGGCGCAGCGCATGGGCGTCCCGGCCTCGATCATCCGGTCTGACGAAACGGTTGCGGCTATCAGGCAACAGCGTGCGGAAGCGCAGGCGGCGCAACAGGCGCAGGCGTCCGCGATGATGGAGGCGGAACAGGCGGCGAAACTCGGAAACGTTAAGACGCAGGGTACGGTAGCCGGGGCTGTCTTGGGTGCTGAACAGGAGGCCATGCAATGACAATGCAGACGCGGGAAGAGGCGGAAGCCGAACGGATGGCGCAGGATGAGCAGGAGCGCCGGGATTGGTTCGAGATGATGCAGAGTGAGGCCGCGTTTCGGGTGTTCCTCGGGCTGCTCGATGAAATGGGCGCGAATCGGGTGATGGTGACGCCTGAAGATATGCGTATGCGGAATCAGGCGGATCAAATTCTCGACCGGATCGCAAAAGCAAATCCTAATGTCTACGTCCGGTTGATGTTGGCATTGAAAAATATTTAGGAGGGTTACAGATGGATGATCCTATTGTTGAAGGACAGGGGCAGATTCAAGAACCTACTGGCGTGGTCGATGCACCTTCCGGCAATGGCGGCGCGGCTTCGGAAGCTCCGGCCAGTACTCCGGCTGGTACGCAGGAAACTGCACAGTCTTCAGATTGGCGAGCCAGCCTGCCTGAAGGATGGGCGGACAAGCTGAAAGACGTCGAAAGCGCCGATGACGCCATGAAGGCGCTTGAGCGTGGGCTTGGCTACAAGCCAGCCGAAAAAGCCGAAGACATCGCGCTCAAGTATCCGGAAAGCTTCAAGGGGAAAGTCGACGAGGGCGTCGAATCCGGTTTCCGTGACTTCTGTGTGAAACATGGCCTCACGCCGGGGCAGGCTCAGGCGTTGCTCGACTGGCAACTCGGAGCTGACAAAGAAATCAGGGACAAGCTCATCGAGGACGGCACCAGCGCATTACGCGAAACGTGGGGCAATCGGTTCGATGAAAACCGTGGCGCGGCCCTGAAGGCGTTCACGGCGCTGGATCGGCGCATGGGCGGGGAGTTGTCCGGCACCGTATCCGGGCACGGCATGGCGAACGATCCGGTTTTCGTCCGGGCGTTCTATGAAATCGGAAAGCTGCTTTCCGAGGATACGCTTTCCGGCGGAAGCGGGGCGCCCTCCCCCGATACGGCTGAAAGCGCGAAAGACACATACAAGGACATGTTCAAGGGGTAAGTTATGGCAGTGGCACAAACACTTCATGAAATCGCACTCGACAAGGCAAAGAAGCGCCCGGAACTGGTGGACTTCCTCACCGAAGAAGCACCTATTCTCAAGATGCTGAAATGGATTCCGGCGACACACGGCCTCTGGAACGTGGAAGAGGTTTTGGATTCCATCCAAGGCGCAAGCTTCACGGACTTGGGCGCGCCTCTTCCGTCCATGAAAGCGGAAACGCAGCTCCGGCAAACCTACGTCAATCTGCTCGGCGGAGAGGTGGAAGTCAGCAAGGATAAGGCTGCGCAATTCGGGGGGGCCGCAAATTATTTCGCCCGCCGTGAAAATGCCTTTTACAAACAGGCGGGCATGGATACGGAGCTGGCGATCTGGCGTGACTACTGGCGCAAGGCGGCACTCAAGAACAAGTTGATCACCAAATGCGGTGCAACGGCGAATGCCTATACCATCCTGATTGTTCGTTTCGATCAGGAAAACAACATCGGCATCTATGACCCTACGCAATTCAATCAAGGACGTTTGCTCGATCCTGAACCGCTCAATGGTGGCGCTCTTTACCATTTGCGCAGTCAGCCCGGAGTATCCGGCTACGGCGTTGAGTACCGCGGGCGTTTCGGTTGGCAGTTGCTCAATCCGGCTCGTGCCGTTCACGCTATCGTCAATGTTGATTCCGCAAATCTGCCCACGCTGAGCCAGATCGAAGATGCCATTGCTTCCGTACGTGGAACGGCGGCGAATACATACATCTTCGGGCACCACAAGATCGTGCAGAAGACATTCAGCGCAATCAAGCAGGCTGATATCATGTACGTCAACGGAGATAATAGCATTCAGACTATTATCGGTGCGATCAACGGTATCAAGATCATCGGCTCCTACAACCTGCCTGACGGCACTGAAACCGCTGTGGCGTAAGGGGAAAGCATATGGCTTTTGAATTCGGTTCTGAAAATCGCTGGCATGACCAGTATTTCGGCAAAGACGTGACCATTCCCTCAACTACAAGCACGGTGTGCGACACGCCTCTGGCTGTAGGCCAGCATCACGGGGCGCTTGCCGTGACCATCGCCGCGAAAGGCGCTGTGAGCATTCCTTCCACGAAAAAGCTCACCGTAACTATTCAGGGGGCGGATACGGAAGACGGCTCTTTTGCCGACATCCCCGGGGCCCCCGAAATGAGCGTAAGCGGGGGAGCTAGCGCGGCAACCGCTTTTGCTGACGGCGACATCATCGGAAAGCTGGTGCTGCCGGATATGAAGCGGTACGCCAAAATCAAGTTGACGACTGACGGCGCGGCCACCGGAAAGGTCGACGTGTTCCTGTCGTACCTCGCCAGATAAGTGCAGGGGGCTTATGCCCCCTCATCTCTTCATTCAGCCATTTCCGAGACAGCCATGATTACGAGAAAACAGACGGTCAAAAAATATACGGTCACTGCGGGCGTTCTCAACTATAATATCCCGTTCCCGATTTATGAATCGGGAGACGTTCTCGTTGTCTGGTCCGACAATAATGAAGGTTTTGATGAGCACACGCTGACGTTGGGCTCTGATTATGGCGTTACGATAAACAGTGCCGGAGATGGTGGCACGGTAACATTGAAGTCTGATCGTGTTCCAATTGGTGCGATTCTGGCAGTCGTCTCAAATATTCCTGAAACGCAAGAACTTTCCCTATCGCACACGGCAGAAGTGGATACAAAGTCCACAGAAAAAGAACTAGATCGCCAAGTCCAGATGATCCAGCAACTCAGCGATGCGGTGAATCGCTGCGTTAAAGTAGGCGTAACCAGCGGATTGACGCCTGATGAAATGCTTAAGGCCGTTTTTAAGGCATATCATGATATTTTGGAATCTCTTGCAGAAACCGGAAGCATTACAGGAGCAATCCCCGTTGTTGCTACGGGAACAACTGAGCCGAGGTCGTTAAAAGATCGTTTTGCAGACATCATCAATGTCAAAGACTTTGGAGCCAAGGGCGACGGGGTGACGGATGATACGGCATCTATTCAGGCTGCTTTAAATGCAGCGTCCGTTTTCAGAGGTGACATACTCGAAAACGCTATGAATTATGTCCAGAACTGCGTGTTTTTTCCAGCAGGAACTTATATCATTTCTGATACACTTTTTGTTGGTGAAGGAACTACAGTTTTCGGAGCTTCTCAAAGTTCTTCTATTATCAAAGCCACTCATAGCGGTATTGCTATACAGTGTGGAAATACAGACAGATATTATTCGCAGATAAACATTATTCGTTTATCAATTGTTGGTGATTTTTTTGGTGATGTTTCATCATATGATTTTACAACAAATACAACTGTTGGTATTCAGTTTGTTAAATGTGTAAGAAATTGTTCTGTAAGTGAATGTCTTATTTTTGGATGTTATACCAATATTAAAGGTATTTATTCTTGGACTCTTAATATTTACAATAATATTATTCAGTATTCAAAGACATATCTGATTCATCTTGATAATGGAAATAATGTATGTATTGCAAAAAACAGGCTTGATAAGTCTGGAGGCAATGGTATTTATATTGAAAAAATAGACGGGTATACGACAAACTGTTTAGAAATAAAAGATAATGCAATACAGTATTGTTGGGGAAATGGCGTCCTCTTGGAGTCTTGCTACCAAGCGACTTTCAGTGGAAATGATTTTGAAAATAACGGTCGAGGTTCTTCTACCCCTGAAAGTCGTTATGCTGACGTATATATTGCAGAACATCCTAGCGCTAGCACTATATTAGGTGTGTTCACATTTCTGGGAAATCTTCACACAGTTAATGACTCTTATGAAAGAACTAATTTTACAGCTATTGTATGTGAAAAAGCATACAGCATTAATATATTCAATGAAATTTGTTTATCTATAGAAGATTTTTTGTCAGTTGATTATGAAAATACATTTATAAATACGTTAGGAAATAGGATAAAAAATCCTGATTATCCAGACGTATCTTTTAGAGGTAGTGGTCCAACAAAAAATTTTTCTTCAAATTTAAAAAAAAATAATATTCCTGAAAGATTGTCTTGGGCATTTCGTATTATAGCAAAAGACAAAGATCGTGAAGATATTGGGTATATAGAAGAAAATATAGATACAAATGGCAATAGCTATTTGAGGTTTAGAGTTCCAAATTTTTCATCTTCCTATGAAGAATCTTTTTTATATATTGTTGCATCAGAAAATAACAATTATGCAACTTTGAATGGAAATTTTAGACCGAATAAGGACAATACATACTATGCAGGATTGTCTTCATATAGATGGAAAGAGATATTTGCTGCAAATAGTACAATCAATACTTCAGATCAACGTGAGAAACAACATATAGAGCCATTCTCAGATGAAGTTCTTGACGCTTGGGGAGACGTACAATTTAGACAATTCCTGTTTAATGATGCTGTAGAAAAAAAAGGAGAATATGCACGTATCCATTCCGGAGTTATTGCACAACAGGTTAGGGATGTCTTCACGAGTCATGGCCTTGACGCTACACATTATGGTCTTCTTTGCTATGACGAATGGGAAGATCAGTATGAAGATATTGAAATTGTAGATGCTGATGCTGTTCTTGATGCTGATGGTAACGAGATTATACCAGAGCAAAAGCATACTGAAAAAAGGTTGGTGACGGCTTCAGGGAGTAGGTATGGCATCAGATATGCAGAAGCCCTTTGCTTAGAAGCTGCATACCAACGACGGCGGGCAGATCGCATTGAAACACGCCTTGCGACGCTTGAAGCAAAATTTGAGGAAAGAGCATGAACCAGAATCGTACAACGATCATCAATACGGCACTGATGCGCGTCGGGGCGCAGGGCGTGAATCTGACGTTTCAGGATACCCCCGAAGCGCAGGTTGCGGAAGCGGCCTATGACCGGAGCCTTGAATTCTGCCTTTCTCTGTATCCTTGGCCTTTCGCGCTTCGGTATGCGGTGCTGGCTCAGTCCGCTGATGCCCCACCTTTTGGCTACCGATATGCGTATCAGCTCCCCGGCGACTGTATGCGCGTTCTGGATGTGAGGCGTCATGGTGACACTGGAGAAGTGCCGACATGGGCATATCGGTATCCGGGGCCGCGCTACAGCATTGTCGGTCAGGAAATCTACACCGACGCGGATAGCCTCGCACTCAGGTACGTGAGCAATGATCGGGAAATGGTTGTCAGCGAAACATTTGCTGATGCCCTCGCGTGGAAAATCGCCTTTGAGATTTCTCAGTACGTTTCGCAAGGCGCAGCCAATGCGCAAAACTATTTTCAGCTTTTTGAGCAGGCCATTGACCGGGCGAAAGTAGAAGCCGACGCGCAGGAAGACCCGGTACGCGAGGAATGGCCTTCTCATTTTCTTAAGGAACGGTGGGTAAACTGATGCCTATTTTCCATACCCAAAATGTCCTGAATGGCGGAGAGATTTCCCCTTTACTTCGAGGGCGCGTGGATCAGCCGCGCTACAACACCGGGGCGCGGGAAATGCTGAATATGGTCCCCATGCCGCAGGGAGGGGCAACGCGCAGGCCGGGAACGCGGTATCTTGGTATGGCAAAGAACCAGACGTCCCGGCTGATTCCTTTTGTATTCAGCGAGACGCAGGGCCGGATACTTGAGTTCGGTGATAAGACGATGCGGGTATGGCTGCCGGATGGAAGACTCGTTTCTTCCGGTTCCGAACCATATGTTGTGTCTACTCCTTTCGCCGCGTCAGATCTGCGGGCTGTGCGGTTCGCACAGTCTGCGGACGTGGTTTATTTCGCTCATCCGTCGTATCCACCGTGTAAGCTCTCTCGGTATTCCGATAATGATTGGAGATGGGAGACGCTCACCTTCATGCCGTCCATCGCAGCCCCGCAACAGCCTGCGCTACAGATTTTGGACAAGCGTGCTGATGATGACAAACCGAAAAATCCGAGCAGGACGGATTACAGCTATCTCGTCACGGCCATTGATGGAGAAACCGGAGAAGAATCTTCCGCATCTCCTGCCGCGACGATTGAAGCCGAGGCACTGAACAGTGTCGATTATCACATCCGCATAACATGGCCTGCCGTATCCGGGGCCAGCGAATACCGCATCTACAAAAAGAAGACTGGGGTTTTCGGATTCATCGGGCGGGCAAGCAAAGACGATACAACTACCGCGACCACGACGCTCCAGGGGATCGATATTGGTGGGTATCGGTTTTCTCGGACGGCAGACGATCTGTATGTTTCGTTCATAAGTGAGACAGTCGAAAACCCTGACGGAACAACAAATACGATCACTACCGGGGTCAAGGTCGGAAAAAAATCGGCTATTTCGAATCTATATCCAGCATGGTACAATGCATCACTTAGAAAGCTTTTTGTTTATCACGAAAAGTTCCTTAGCATTCCTGCTGCATGGATCGGAGTCGATAACGTTCCTTCGACATATGAAGGAGAATATAAAAATTATGCTGCTTATATAGGATTCGGAGAAAATCCAGAGTATCCTCAAGGATTTCAAGGAGACATTCAGGCGAATCCGGTCTTTTCTTATACTTACGCGCAATACTATGACGACAAGAACATCGGCGCGGATACCGAAGACACGCCGATAGAGCACAAGAATCCTTTTGAGGGCTCAGGAAATTATCCTTCACAGGTCTTTTTCCATCAACAACGCCTTGGATTTGCGGCTACAGCAAACAGACCTATCACGTTCTGGCTGTCCCGTACCGGAGATTTTGAAAGCATGGCCTCTTCGGTGCCCCCGAAAGATGATGATGCGATTGAAGTAACCCTTGCCGCTACACAGGCGAATCGGATTGTGTGGCTCCAGCCTGACCGCAACGCTCTTGCTTTCGGGACAGAGGGGAGTGAGTGGACGCTGCAATCTTCGGAGGGCGTGGTGCTCACGCCGTCGACCGTCTCTTTCCAGCTCCAGACCACAAACGGTGGAGAGGGTACAGTATCGGCGCTGTCAGTCGGCGGCGGGGTTCTGTATGTGCAGCGCGGGTCAGGGGCAGTACGCGAGTTCGCCTACAACTACAACGCGGACAAGTACCTCGGGCAGGATTTGACCATCCTTGCCCGGCATATCATCAAAGATCGGGACATCACGGCATGGGCGTACCAGCAAGAGCCGTACAGCACGCTCTGGTGCGTTCTTTCCGACGGTACGTTTGCTGGTTTGACATACATGAAGGAACAGGACGTCATCGGCTGGCATCGGCATACAACTGACGGGAGTATACTTGACGTGGCTGTCATCCCGGGGACGCCTGATGATCAGGTTTGGTTCCTCGTGCGGCGGGCTGGCGGCGTCTTTGTCGAACGGCTGGAATCCTTTTTTGACAGCGACAACCTTGATGACGCCTTTTTCCTTGACTCGTCATTGCACTACAGCGGCGAGGCTGCGGATACGTTCAGCGGGCTTGGACATCTTTCCGGCCGCACCGTGCAGGTCTTTGCGGACGGCGGCACGATTGATGGATTGACCGTAAGCGCGGGCGGGGAACTCAAGCTGAAAAGCCCGGCGAAATCCGTACATATCGGCCTTCCGTATACTTCGCGGGTCATACCGAACTTGCCCGAAGTGCAGACACAGCAAGGATGGACGCTCATGCACAACCGGAAGATTTCCGCCGTACGGGTCAGGACGTACCGGAGCATGTCGTTCCTTGCCGGAATTGCAGGGAATCTTTCCCCCATCGTGGACAGGCACATTAGAGGAGGGGCTTTCAGCGTGCGGCCATTTTTCAGCGACGGGACGGATCTGAACATGGAAACCTGCGGCGGGTGGTCATCCGAATCCCCGCTTGTCTTTGAAGTAAGTAGCGCGACGCCGCTCACGATTCTGGCGATCGTCACGACGATGGATATTGCACCGTATGCCGGGGGAGGGATGCTGTAATGGGATTCGATCCTTTGACTTTAGCGTTGGCTGCTGGCGGACTTTCCGCCGTTCAGAGCCTCTCCAGCACGAACGCCGCCAACAAACAGGCGCGGTATCAGCAAGATGTGGCGGAAGCGAACGCGGCGGCCGCACGGAATCAGGCGAAGATCACGGCTGAGAAAGGGCGGATTGAAGGAGAAAACCTTGACCGGGAACGGTCTGCGCTCCGGCGGCAGTATGCGGATTTACAGTCCGGCAATATCGCTTCCCTCGGCGCCCTCGGCGTTGACATTTCCGGCGGTTCGGCTGCGGATACGCTGGAAGGCAATGCGCTGCGGTTCTCTCAGGATGTGGCACTGAATCGGTATCAGAAAGCCCTTTCCGAATGGGAAACGGGCGAGAACGTGAAGGCTCTTGAGGCAAACGCGGCGAACTATGACGCGGCGGCCAGCTACTACGGCTCGACGGTAAAGGGGCTTGGCAACTCGCTTCTGACGGCGGGCATCACCGGGTTGACCAGCGGAATCGGTGCCTATTCGATGGCCGGGGGATTCGGGGGGAGTTCCGGTAGCGGATTGTTCGGCGGCCGGAAGATTATTCCCGGCGGCGGGGGTATGTCTGAAAAGCAATTCCTTAACAACTTTCTTTCGGGCAGGAGATAGGAGATGGCAGACTGGTACGATCGCTATCAAGAGTTCTCCAAGTCCGAATGGGCCCCGACTCAGCTTTCAGAAAAAGAGGAGGGAGAGTTCAAGAAGTGGCTCATAAAAACTCGCTGGTTTAAACAAGTAAAACAGAGAGCCGCTTTATCTGGTGAAAAACTGAGTGATGAAGATTTGTATACGGACTTGACCGGCCCGCGTGCGGATTACGATTACCGGGGAGCGTGGAAGGCTGGCGTAGGTCCACAGGAATATGAATTCGATGAGGAATCGGATCATTGGGCATCTTCATCTCCTGATGGCAAGATGTTGAAAAGTCCCAAGCATCCTACTGTATGGATGGAGTATTTTATGCAAGATACGGGCATTGATCCTGTACGCCTTGGGTTGCGCAATGCGGAAGAGGCAAGGGCCTATACGGAACGATTGAAGGATTATTCTGCATTTAAAGAAGGTAAATAGACATGGCGATCCGTATCCAGCAATACAATACGGGGCCCCGGCGTATCGGCGTAGGCGGCATTGATCCGGGGTATCAGCAACCGCGTATCGGGAACATCGCGGCTACGGCGGAGAACCAGCTTGCAGGCACGGTTCTGGAGGCCGGAAAAGCCCTCACCAACGTGGCTATCAAGGAATACGTAAGCACGGAGACGACGCGGGTATCTCAGTCGCTCCTTGCCATGCAGAAAGAGCTTTCCGCCGAACGTGACCGCTACATGGCAGAGAATCAGGGGCAGAACGCCATTGAAGCGGGCCAGCACTTCGAGAAGTTCGCAAGGGAGACGGCTCAGAAGTATTTTCAGGAGGGCGGATTCTCCGGTCGCTTTGCCGAGATGTTCAACAAGCAGGCTGCGGGCACGGCGCTGCACTTTACCGAACAGGGGCAGGCGTACGGGCGGCAACAGAAGGCCGCTTGGGAAGAGTCCGTTCTTACCGGAGAGATCGAGGACTTCCAAAATCTTGCGGCGCAGAATTACAACAACCCTGAGCTTATCGAATTCAACCGTTCGGCTCTCCGGGAACGGATTGAAAATATGCGTCCCGGCATGGATAACAGGGCGCTTCTCTCCCGTATTGATGAGGGAGCTGCGGAAAGCATTATCAGCGGTTATCTCGCGCATGACGACATCAAGGGCGCACGAGGTGCGCTAAATGAATACCGCGGACTCCTTGGCGACAAGGTGAACGCGGTTGAGCTCCAGATCCGCAACCGTGCAGACGCGCTTGAAGCCAAGGCCCGGGCAGAGGAGGAGCGGGCGCGCGCGGCGCAGGAGAGGGCACAGAATCAGGCGGCGGCACAGCTTGGAATAAGCCTGTTCCAACAATACGGGAACAACGCGGAAAGCGTGCAGGAACAGATCGGAAAGATAAAGGATCCTGTGATGCAGGGGAAAGCGATTCAGTCCTACCTCACGCAACAGGGATTGCATGAACGGTTGCAGCAACAGGCAGAAGTCCAGCAAAAGGCGGCTGCCTACAATGATGGCGTATCCCAAACAGAGGCGGTGCTGAAAGATACCAACCTCACCAATGATGAGAAGAATACAAGGCTTGCGGAGATTCAGGCAGGTATTTCCGACCCTAAGACGCGCAAATCCGTAGCCGATTATCAGGATTTTCTGATCAACGGCGTCGAGGCTCCCGTCAATGACCGTATTTTTGCTGACGCGCAGTCTTATGCGGCACAGCCGGGCGTGACTCCCGATATGGTGACTGCTCGTTTTTCCGGTTCTCTCCCTCCCTCAGCACTCCAGAAGGTGAGAAAAAATGCTGATGATCAGCAATGGAAGCAGGAAGAACAGCTTTTAAAGGATGATCTTATCAGCACGTTGAAGAATAGATTTAACTATAGAGATGCTGACGCGCAATCTGTTTATCGTTTGATTTTGAGTCAACTCAACGGAACAGTCGGCTATGAGGCCAGACGCAAGAAAGCACAATCCCTTGCTGTGGAAATTACTGTTGATAAAGGAAGATGGTCTTGGGGTAAGGACATTCCTGCCGCATCATTAGCGCGTTACCAAGAGCAGGGATACCAGTTCTCCAAAGTGGTGGAAATTCCTGAAACCGTAAAGCCGATGATTGATGAGGCTCTTTCCGTTCAGGGAAAAGAATTGACGGATGAGAACCGTAAGGCGCTTTATCAGAAATACCTCAAGCAACAGGGGAAATAATGTCTCAGAATCCGTTCATGAGTGTTGAAAAAAAGGGGGTTCTTTCTCCCTCTACCAATCCCTTCATGGGGATTACGCTTGAAGATTCCGACTTTGAGCAGTCGCAAGAGGTTTCCCCAGACTATGACCAGATCGAGGCCATGGCCTCTGGCGATCTTTCCGCTACCGGGTATGAGCCCGATCCGCAGGTAATTGCCGAGTTTCAGCGCGTTCCGCAAATCAATATTCCGGAAGAGGCTTTTGCCGGGTATGTTCCTGATACCAGCGCGCCTGATTTTTCCGGTCTTCGTGTTTCTGATACGGCCTTTGAAAGCTACGCTCCGGAAAGGATGGGTCAGCCTTCGGATGAAGCGCAAGCTCTTGTATCCTCTCTTGCGGGGAATTTTAACCGGAACGCGGAAATGGTCTTTTCGGATGCGGAGTATGCCGCGCAGAGTGAAAGCCAGCAACGGAGAAGGCAGGTGGAAGCGGATCTTGCGCAAGATCTGGATCTTCGCGCCCGCACGGTAGCCGAAACCTTTCCTAATCCGCTTCCTGCCGTGGAACTTTCAAACAAAACAGGCATCCCTGTAGGTACGGTTTTGGAGAACCACAGGGAGATCGCCCGGGTCTATGATGCCGCACAGAATGGACCGACGCGCCGGTCAGCGCTGGAAAAGCTGATTCGTGATGAGCCGATTACCGGGCGCTGGCTTGTGCAGCAAGGCGCGGCCATGATTGCCGGACTTGGTGATCAGCTTCCTGAGATTGGAGCATTTGAAAGACTTTCGCAAGAAATGCAGGAGGCAAACAGAGTTGGTCGACTCCAAATTGAGCAGACTGATCTTTTGAATAAAGTTTTCTGGCAAGACAATCCCGACCCTGCCGACCTCCAGCGCATCGATCAAATCAATTGGGAACTTTCCATCAACCAAGCCTATCGCCAAGATGAAAGCTTTTTGATGGGGGCATACCGTAGCTCCTTTTCCACGTTCGTTCCTCAAGTTGCTGAGGGTGCCTATCGTTCCATACTCGGCGGGGCACAGGCCGGAGCCGCTGCGGGCATTGCTACTTCTGCCTTTGGTCCCATATCCGGTGTCTCTGCTGGCTCCGCTTTTGCTGCAGGTGCCGGGGCCGCTGGCATCCGCTATGCTTTTGAAATGTCCCTCGGGGAAATATACGGTTCGCTCTCACAGTTGAAAGACGAGAACGGGCAACCTCTCCCGCGTGATGAAGTACGCCTTCTCTCCTTCCTTGGTGCCCTGCCTTCCGGAGCATTGGAGGTTGTGGGCGTACATAAGGCTCTTTCTCTTATTCCCGGCGCTGACAAGCTCCTGAATAGAGCTACAGTGGCCTCCGCACAACAGCTTTTGAGCAAGAATCCCTCTTTGCTCAAGGCCGTAGGAAAAGGGGCCGGGGAAGCCCTCGGCGCACTGGCTACCGAAGTCGGCGTTGAGACGACGCAGGAAGGGATCAGCATCATCACAGAAGACGCTGCAAAACAAATCAGTGGGCAACCGTTCCGACTGACGACAGGAGAAGAAGCCGTTGATCGCCTGTCTGAGGCTGCGTATGAAGCTCTCAAGGCCTTTGTTCTGCCTATCGGGGTAGGTGGCGGAGCTATCAGAACCCGTGCGGCGTTCAGAGAATCCAGACAAGCGCGCAATGAGTCCAATGCGTTGCAGACGCTTGCGGATCATGCCAGCAACAACAAGTTGATTACGGAAAGCCCCACTGCTGCGGAACAGCTTGTCTCCCAACTGAAAGAAGAAGGAAAGATAGGCGATCTGTACGTCAATCCTGAAGCCATGCAGCGCGTCCTTTTTCAGTCGGATGAAGGATTGCAGATTGCGCAGCGTATCGGGTTGTCTGCTGAGGATGTTGCGGACGCTCTGGCCTTGGGAACCCGTGTTGCCGTGCCGATGGAAAAGGCCGTGCCCTACCTGCTGAATACGGCGCAGGGGAAGGAACTGTTGCAGGACTCCACGCTTGATCCTTCGGTCATGACTCCCGGAGAACTGCAGGAAGCTACAGCGAGCATGACCCAAGAGCAGATTGCACAGGTTGATGCTCTGAACAGCTTTTTCGATTTCGTGGATTCATCCATTGAGCAAGCTCAGAACAGCCGGGAAAGTTTTGATACGATAGCCGCGCCCTATGTCCAGCAAATGCGCGACGCGGGGTACTCTGAGTCTCAGGCGCGGCATTATGGTGATCTTCTTGCCGCCAATGCGGAGCGGATGGCTCCGATGTATGGCATGGAGCCTGCCGCGTGGCTTGAATCCCGGCTACAGGGCATCCAGCTTATAGATCCCAATGCTCCGGCGCAGGATGTCCTTGACGCTCGTGCGCAACGCGCCTTTGCCCGCCAGCCGTTGACAGAAAAAGATCCACTTTTGGCTCTGGTGTGGGGCCGCCTTGACGGAAAAACCCTTTCTTCCTCCTACAATGCCGATACACTCAAGGAAATTACGCGGTCGAAAGGGCGGGGCCTGTTCAAGTCGAAAGAGAAGGGCGGCATTTCCATTGACGAGCTTGCGGACGAGGCCGTTCGCCGTGGTCTGCTCCCGGAAGGAAGCGGGGCGGATGAGCTTGTTGAGCGATTGAAGCAGGACAACGCCTATCATCAATTCATCGATCCTGCTCGCGTTCAGGCCAATCCCAATGCCCGGGACGTTGTGCCCGTGCTCCGGCGCGTCTTCCACATGAACACGATGGAGCTTGACGACAGCAAGGCCACCGTAACAGTCCCGAGGGAAGAGGGCATGAGCGGCCCCTTGACGGACATTTACCAGCACGATGCGCTCTATGAGCTCTATCCCGAACTGCTGGACGCGCAATATGAGGTCGTGCCGGAAGAGCGGTTGCCGGGGAAGCTTGCCGGGTATTCCCCGAAGTATGGGACGATCTATATTACGACAGATCCCGATGTGACGCCTTCGGTTATCGCGCATGAAGTACAGCACGCGATCCAAGACGTTGACGAGCGGTTCGATTTTGGTCTGTCTGAGGAAGCGTCCCAAGAGGTTTATTCGCAGGTTGAACAGGAGTTGAAGGGCAAGCTCCCACTTGAGCGTGCCCGTGCTCTTGCTGCGCGCATCCAATACCTTTCGCAGGCCCATGAGATTCAGGCGTTCGATACGCAAAATCGTTTTGAGCTGACGGCTGATGAGCGTGCCAAATACGAGCCGAACAACCCGAGTACGTATTATCAAAACATCCGTGGGCAAATTGAGCCTACTGCCAACGGAAAATGGCTGATCAGCGTTTTCAAGGGCAAAAAGAACCTTTCCACGGTTATCCATGAGACGGGCCATTTCTTCCTCGAAAACCTCAGGGATGCCGCCGCGCTTGAGACGGCTCCGGATTGGGTCAAAAACGATTGGGCTGCTATTAAGGGTGAACTCGGCATCAAGGATGACGGCTTTATCGAGCGGGAAGCCCACGAGAAATTTGCCCGCCAGTTTGAAGCCTACGCCCGGGAAGGGAAGGCCCCCCGGCCTGAGTTACAGTCGGCGTTCAATCAGTTTCGGGCGTGGCTTACTGCGATCTATCGTTCCGTCCGGCGTTTGCTTGGTGACGCGGAACTTTCCGCCGATGTGCGCGCCGTGTTCGACCGACTTCTTGCCAGCGAAGAGGATATTGCCTCCGCTCGAAAGAGAGGCGCACCTGAGCCAGTCATTGAACGCGCCTCAGAAGCGCTTGGCATTCCCACAGAACGCCTCTCTGTATACCGTGAGGCCGTGTCCAGAGGTATGCAAAAGGGGCAGGCTGAAATCGCGTTGCGTCGTATGCGCGAACAGAAACAGGTCGAATACGAGGCGAGGGGAGAGGCACGGGACTTTATCGAGTCAGCTCCGTTTTATCGTGGTATGCGTGCTCTCTCGATGTCAGGCGGCATAGATTGGCAATCACTCATCGGAATGGCCACTGAGGATTTGGCGTGGCAACTGCGTGAAAAATGGAATGCCGGACGGGGAAAGAACATTGTTCAGCAACGTGGCGGGATGACGCTTGACGATGCAGCGGCTTATCTTGGAGTACGTGATGGAACGGAAGTCCTCGCGGCGCTCATGAACGAACCCACAGCCCGGGAATACACTGAAACTCATGTCCAGTCGAAAGTTGCCGAATGGGAAAAGGTCTATTCCCCTGACTTTGAGTTCGTGAACGATGCAATGGATGAGGCTTTGCGTGTCGAGATCGAATCCCTCGGCGGGAATGCGGGTCCCACAACCAAACAGCTGCGGGATGTCGTTGATAAGCGTGTGGGGGTAAAAAAAGGTTCCGTTGTCGATGCGGAATACAAGGCGCTCACCGCTGCCGTCCGTAAACAGAAGCGTCTTATCGAAGAGGCCGTGCGGGAAGTCCGGCGGGAAGAGAGGGCGGCGGCACGAGAACGGGTCAAGACTGAGCGCGCGGGGCAACGTTGGAGCGACGCCGCGAAGAATGCGCGGATAGATGAACTGCGCTCTCGGCTGGCGCAGCTCAAAGAAGAGGAGCGGTTGAAGCGTGCGGCGCTCGGTGCTGCCTATCGTGCGCGGATTGAGCGGAATCAGACGACACGCCAGATCCGGCGTATCGCGCAGTCAAAGAGCATTCCCGACACATTCAAGCAACAGATACTTTCCCTGATTGCGCATTTCCCGGGATTGGGTACTGAGCGCATGGCTCCGCGCCCTGATGAGAACCGTCCTACGCTGCTGCAGTTCCAAGAAGCCCTTGGCGTAGAGTACAGCTTGGACGATACCGGGGGCGCTTCCCCCATTGCCTCGTGGATTTTTGAAGAGGCGCAGCGGCAAGGGCCGCGCCGCGCAAGCGATCTTTCCCTGTCCGAACTGCGCGACGTGTACGACGCGATCAAAATTCTGGCGCGTCAGGGACGCACTCAGGACGCCCTGATCGGTATGCTGCATGAGCAGGAACTCAATCAGGCCGTGGCGGAAGCCGTGGCACCGATGGCTTCCCTGAGCGAGACGAAACATATCACGGCTGACGAACGCAACCGCTTGCCCGGCGCGCTGCGTTCGTGGTTCCGGGATTCCCTCGCCAACATGAAAGTGATGCGCTACCTGTTCGATGCTGCAGACGGCTACCGGGCGGATCATGACGGCCCGAACAGCCGCCTTATCGTGCAGCCGCTCCAGCGCGCCGCTTCACAGGAACAGGAGCTTTTCCGCAGCTTCGGAACGTCGCTCCGGACACTACTTGAACCGATTACGAGCCGGGGTATGCACAAGACCTTCTCGATTGATGGTGTCCGTATGCTGCCCGATGTCGAAAGGGAATTCGGCGGCCAGTGGACAATGGAGCGTGTGCTGTCCGTGGCCTTGAATATGGGTAATGACGGAAACTTTGCGGCGCTCCAGCGCGGCTACAACTGGAACACACAGGATTTGGAGCTGATCACCCGCAGGATAACCAGCGCGGAATGGCGTTTTGTTCAGAGTGTATGGGACTTGCTCGACCAGCTGTACCCTGTAATCAACGCCACCTATGAGAAGATGTACGGCATCCCGCTGAAAAGGGTTGAAGCCAAGCCCTTCACGGTGGTTTCCGCTGATGGTGAAACCATCAATATGCGTGGCGGCTATTATCCTTTGAAGTTTGACAAAAGGTTCAGCGAGACGGCACAGCGAAACGCCGATTTTGACGTCCTGAATTCTCAGGAAGCCATTTTGCGGACGCCGAACCCGAAAAGCGGCATGACGCAGGAGCGCAAGGGCGCGGGGATTCCTCCGCTGTTGTCCCTGTCGGTGCTTACCTCCCATGTTGCGGATTCCATCCATTACGGCACCCATACGTTGCCGCTTTTGGATGCCTACCGCATCGTGAAACAGCCGGAGTACCGCAGGGCCATGCAACGCGCCTTCGGTGATGAAGCCTATGCGCAGGTGGTGCCGTGGCTCCGTTCCATCGCCCGCCCTGATCGCACCAAGATCGACGGTATCAACAAGATGTTTGAGTTTTTGGCGCGCCGTGGTTCGTTGGCGGCGATGGGGTTCAGCTTCCGTACCGCGCTGCTCCAGACTACGAGTATCCCGCAGTCGATGGCCGAAGTGGGCACGGGGGCTTTTCTGCGCGGGGCGTATCACATGCTTGTTCATCCTTTGGAAAGTTGGGGGACCATCCGGGAGTTGTCCCCGTATATGGTCAGCCGCTCGCGGAACATGGAGCGCGATGTGGCGGACAGGCTCAAGCCATTCAGGGAAGGCACAAAGATTTTCGGCTCGAAATGGGAGGAAGCTGCCTTTGCGATGATTCAGGCTATGGATGCCATTGTCGCCTATCCAACATGGATGGCGAAGTACAATGACGCGATAGGAAAGGGCGTTGAGCAGTCAAAGGCCGTCCTCATGGCCGACGACGCCGTGATCCGGGCGCAGGGTTCCGGCCTTGTTATGGATACCACGGCACTGATGCGCAAGCCCGGGGCTGCCCGTCTGTTTACCATGTTCATGAGCTTTGCCATGAACTGGCAGAATCGGCAAAGGTACTACCTTGCGGGGTTCCGTGAGTCATGGCGGACGGGCCAGTCTGAAATCGGAACGGCGCGATTCCTTTCCCACTTCGCGCTCGAATGGCTGGCGCCTCCAATGCTGACCCTGTTTTTGATCGGTTGGGGCCGCGATGGGGAATTGCCGGAACCGGAAGAGGCGGGCATGGAACTGCTCGGCTACTGGTTGATGGGGGTTCCGATTGTCCGGGAAATTCCGGCCTTGTTCGAGTACAACAAGAAGTTCGGGGATAGTGCGGCCTTCAAGGGCCTGAACGCTGCGGTGACGGCAACGCGCGGTGGGATGAAGATTGCGGCGGGTGAAGCGTCTGACGAACAGTTCTATCGGACGATGAAGAGCACTCTTGACGCTATCGGCTTTGTTGCAGGTGTTCCCACGGCTCCGATCTGGCGGACGGTAGAAGGTACGGAAGCCTTCATTGAAGGCAAGGCCGGGCCCCTCGCTCCTATCCTCGGCGCGCCGCCGAAAGACAAGCAGAAACGCGCCTCGGCGTTCTGATAGCGGTTCTTTGACAAGAGCATAGGGAACGGATAGAAAACCGCCGTGGGCCAGTCTCCGAAAGGAGGTTGCGCCTATGGAGCAGTTCCTACTGGACGTCCTCGCCAATGTGTTGGCGGGCGTCATCGTGGTTCTCGTTGCCCCCTATCTGAAAAGGTAGGCTGAAAACGAGTTGCCCCGGTAGGGACTGACCTCCCTGCCGGGGCTAAAAACTGGATGAGATAGAATCAAATCCGGGGACTGGCCCCAAAGGGCGGTGGGTGTTGACGCACTCGCCGCCCTTCCTTTTTCAATAGCCATTCACGAGGCTGTGGTCAAGCCTAGTTTGCGTTGAACTGCCGGAGAACCCCAAGTAGGTAAAGTCCGGGGTTCCGGTAGTCTGGAAGGGTATCGGAAGGGTAGGTCAAGGCTTCATCAAGCCCATACGTCATGTGATCGAGAAGAAACCTTTCAAGCGTGAACTTGCCGGAACGCTTACTGACGGGCACCTTTGTTCTGGCTTCAATGTCGTGGCATAGGGTCAATGCCAACCTGTACGCCTTGGACAGGAGCCGCTCTTGAATCTCCTGCACCTGCGTGTGTGCCTGCTGGACTTCTTCCACGAAGTCGAGGAAAGGCCGTTCGTCGAGGCTCTGTCTGGGAATAGAGCCGGGGATGGTCGGCAGGGATTCCCGGCGTGTGCTGCGGCTCTTTGGCAGGGCAGGGCGGCTGCGCCGGGCAAGCTCCTCCTCCATCGCGTTGAACGCTTCGATGTACGCCAGCTTGATCGCGAGGGCCTTCTTGCCCGTATAGCCCATGACCAGCAACATGAAGCCGTCGCGGTAAATGATGTACATGGGGCGATTCTTGGCCTGTTCGTCGAGGTAGGAGGCCCGTCCAAAATTGGACGCGCTAAATGATTCTGGGCAATTATCCGTCAATCCTGTGATGTCTCGGATTACATGCTGATGTTGTTTGCCAAAGAACCTTGCGACTTCGAGAGATGTGGTTGCCGGGCGTCCATCGTGGACAGAAACGGTAGGGACGGGATCGGAAAGAAGAAGAGCTTGGGACATGTGCCACTCCTATGGTGAGAGGATTGACACCGCCGATGAATGACGATGCCGGGTGTTCATCACCGCCCATAGGTGCGGCTGCCCGCCTTTAGGCCGAAGCCTTGGACATATCGGGCACACCCGGCATCAAGAAGATGCAAGTATAGCAGAAAACCGCAGTCAAAAAGAGTCTTGACTTTGGCAAAAGGGCACAAAAAGAGCCATACTGTCGGGTGGCGTTGTCCGCCTATGGTTGGTGTGATGAGCACCGTGAGAAGACAACGCCATAAAACTGTGGAAATGTCAAGTATAAAAAAGATTCCATCCTCCGCTACAGGATATAAAAATATCAATATTGTTTAAAAATCTCTTTTGTCTTGTTCTTTTGCATAAAAATCTAATATAGCTAAAAAGTCAATAATAGTACCAAACGTAATAAACATTTTATCATATATTTTATTTGCTATAACAATTCTTTCATATTTAGGATATCTTTTGATAATGTCTTTGGTGGTTTTATCGCTTATTTGACCTTTTGAATTTCTTTTTATATATTTCATGTCCATATATACAAATGTATTCATTTTGTTTGAATCAAATATATTAAATATTTCTCGAAGTATGTCTTTTATTTCTTTTTTATGTATAATTAAATCTACATATCTATTTTCATTTATATAATTACATAACAGCATTTTATTTTTTTGAATTACATTAAGACTTTTAACAAAATCTTTTTTTGAATACGAAGATTCAATATCTATATATTTCAATTTCCCATTTTCGAAGTTTAATACCATATCCCAATATAAACCTGAAAATTGTTCATTTTTCAGACAAAGATTGTTTGCATTATATTTACATGGTATAGGATTACTAATAGATAAGGCTTCATTGAATGGCATATTGTAATAATAATCTTTATATAAGAAATGTTTGTTGCTAGCATACGAAATTTGGTAAAAAGACAAAAAAACAAGTAAAATAAAAAATATCTTCTTCATTCCCTTCCCCTCTCTATCTTCCTCAACCACCTGCACAACCAGAGATCCACTTTGGTCTTTCTCCGGTGCTCCTTTACCGTGAGAAGCTGCATATTTTCCGGAGCATCTTCTCCACCAGCGCAAAGGGGGATGATGTGATCCACCTGATAGCCGGGCGGCGTGCGCTCAAATCCATGCTGGCGCAGGAACCTATCTACCTGAGCACGGGAACGATATGTTTTCGATTCCGCCTGAGCGCAGGAGAACAACGCAAGCATGAGCGCAACTATGATGCCTGTTTTATGCAGTCTCATAGGTGCCCGTTATCAGAAAACAAATAGAAAGGGAACCGAACCGGAATAACACGCAAAAAAGGGGAGTGCTGACACACTCCCCAGGGCGACACGGCAACCGTTGAAAGCCTCTCCGTGTCTGACGTGATCACTATCATGAAAGACAACGGGAGAAATGATTATCATGTGTTATGACCGCATGACTCCGAAAGAGGCCGCAGCCTACCTTGGTTTTTCAACGTCAACGCTCGAAAAATGGCGCAGGGGCCGCAAAGTTTGGGACGAATCGAACCGTGGACCGCGCTATACCAGTTTGAACGGGAGGATTTGGTACCGGAAAGACTGGCTCGACGAGTGGCAGGATTCCGTTTTCGGCCTTCCCTCACAACGCCTCACTGCGCCGCAATGAACCATTTTACGCCGTATCATTCCGCATCTATCACCATGACATATCATCATTTCATACCATCCCATTCATACTGACCTCCAAGAAACCCGGCATCCCGCCGGGGGAAATTTTGGAGGTCTTTTTTATGGCTGAATTCGCATCGAAGGGTGTGGCTGGTTCCGGGCTCGGTCTTGGCATTGCGGGCACTGCTCTGGGGCTGCTCAATGGTGGCTTGGGTGGTCTTTTGGGCGGTCTCGGCGGCGGTAATGCTGCTATGCTTGCCGGAGGCACCGCTTTGGGCGTCATCTCGGAAAAGGACGCGAAGATCGCGAGGTTGGAAGCGGAAAAGTACAGCGATCAGAGCATTGCCACGGTGTACGCGGCTACGAGAGAGGAAAACAAAGCTCTGCGTGAAGAAATGTTTGCGTTCATCAAGCCGCTGTCCGATGAAGCCGCTGCCAATCAGGTGAACATTGCCCGCATCGAAGAACAGATCAAGTGCATGGGCAAGACCAGCGAACTTCGCGAACAGATTGTTCTCGGCAAGGTGAACGAAGTGGCCTTGACTGCCAACAACGGGCTTACCGCCCTGAGCGGCGCGGTTGCGTGTCTCCAGCAGACCGTGAGCGGCCTGACGAAGACGATCATCCCGGCTTCCGCTGTGTTCCCTCAGCCCATGCCCGCTCAGAATGCGTGGAAGGCTCCCTGCAATTCCGATTGCCCGAACAGTTAAAGGAGGTGCACCATGTGTTGTGTGCCTACTATCAACGTGACTGGCGTTACGGTCAATACCACCACGAACGTGGCGACGTTGGCCCTTGACGCTCCACTTCCGGACCGTGGCGCCTTCCGGCTGCGCTTCTGCAACTGCTCTGGGGCACAGCTCGATCCGTTTTGCGTCACGCCATGCACGAATCCACAGGCAAAGGTCCAGTTCTCGTATACGCCTACGGGCGGAACTGCGACAACGTACAGCACGGTTTACAATTGCCCGTGCTGCTGCGGGGCTATCCCCAGTTTCGTGTATCTCTCTCAGGTCGTAAAACAGGCTGCCCGCTGCTGTGGCATCCTTAACGGAAAAAGCTCGTTCGCCTCGTCCGGAGCTGTCTTTCTGACTGACTGCCTCCCGTGTGCGAACGTGAGCTACGCGACGACAACCACGCCTTCGGCGTAATCAAAGAGGTCAATCATGCCAAAACTTGATCCGAATCACGTTGGAACTATCCTTGCCGCCTATCTTGATCAGGAAGTCATTCCCAAGGCTACCGGGCTGCAAAAAGTCGGGGCGATCATGGTTGGAACCATCGCGGCTCAAAAATCTGGGCAGATGGTCAAACAGTACACACCCGCGTTGAAATTCGCTGATGTGATGGATGAGGCAGGCATGATTGACCTCGATAAAGCCTATGCCTTGGCAAAAGACGCTTTTCAGAAGTCTGGGAAGGTTCCCGTCATGGGGCTTCTTCTCGACGATGGAGACGTTGAAATCATTCATGAAATTGCAAAAAGATACGCCCAGTGAGGTCTATCATGGAATATAAGGAATGGCGGCAGAACGCCGCTGAGGAAACGGAAGAGCGCGTGCTCAAGACCATCGACAAGATTCTCGATGACAACGAGGGCTCGTCCCGGCTGCACGCTCAAGAGCTTGATGATCTGCTGGACTGCTGGAAGATCATGTGCCACATGCACCCGAACATGCCGATGAGCAACAAGTAACTTTCGGCATCCTCCTGACACAAAAAAATCCCCCTCCCGGCGCGAACCGAGAGGGGGGTTTTCGCATTCACACAGCATACCGATGCTCACTTTTTTGAGGCGTTGGGAAGACGCTTTTTGCCGTCTGCACCAAGCTGTTTGGTGCAGGATGTTCGTTACATATTAAAATGATTAGATAGTATCGCTTCCTTAAAAGAAGCAAGGACTTCGCTTTAACTAGCTATAATAACTTTATTCATATCTATTTTTCCGCACCAATCTGCACCAAATTGGTGCAGGTGGGGATAGCCTCTGCTGCGCGTCGCTGTGATGATGCCAGTGCATGAGTATAGAAGGCCCCTGTCGTTGTAATGTTTTTGTGTCCCAGTTGCGCGGCTACGGCGGCAATGTCTACGCCTTTTGCCAGCATTTCTGACGCTGTGATGTGACGAAGGGCATACATGGGCATAGACACCCCAACTTTTCTACACGCGCTGGCCCATGCCTCTCTGTACATATCTATCGATACTGGTTTGTCTTTTCTGCTCCTGCAAACAAGCTTATAACCCTTCACTTTGTCAGCTTGGAAACGCTCCCAAGCTTCCGCCATATATGCTTCTGGCGGAAATACTGTTTTGGTGGTATTTACTTTCGACATGTAGACGCATACGGTTCTAGCCTTCCAGTTGAATGCCGACCACTCCAGACGGAAAAGTTCGGACACGCCGGGACGCAGACATAGGGCAATGGCGGTTTGGGCTGCCCATTGAAGCCACGGCGGGAGCATAGGAAAAAGTTTGTGGAAGTCTTCCAGCGTTCCCGTCCGTGGCTTGTTTTTTGCGCCTGGGAGTTGCCGATATTTCCCCCAAGGATTCTCGTGGAGCAAATCCTGTTCGACGCACCAATTGATTGCGGCCTTGAGTTTTGAAACGTAGGAGTTGATGCTTGTCATAGTCAGACCATCATTCCTGCACCTCTCGCGCACATTTTCGAGGTCACGACGTGTCAATGTGTCAACAAATCGGTCGGCAATAAACTCCGCTGGACCTTCCCGGTGATAGCCGTTTTGCCTGTCATGGCCACAGACCAAAAACTCGTACGTTGCTATGGTTTTTTCGGCGTACTCAGTGTTCTTTAAGTACACCAGCACTGCCTCCAATAGCGTCAAGCGTGTGTTTTCCACCGCATCATACTGGCAATCCGCATCGAACTGCCGAGCCTCTTCCTCAGTACGGAAAGAGCGCTGTCTCCAGCGCCCTTCCTCATCCTTGAACTTGACGGCCCATCTGCCGTCACCGCGCTTTGCTACGCTCATGGGATTTCCTTTTCACGTCAGCAAAAAACGCCTTCCCTGCTTTGGGGGATAGCGTATCACGAGATGATTTTCTAGCCCCTTGGTTGAGTTCGAGCAGTTCGAGAAACCGTTGGTTGAGGCGTTGGTCTTCAATCTCCAACTCCCGACGCCGCTGTACGATTGAGCGGATTTCCGAGATTGTCGTTTCCATCCTTTCTCCTTTCATCCTACGCGGCCCGCTCGTACACCCGCGTCCCAATCTCGGCGATTCGCGGGTCGACCTTTTCGAGCGCATTGCACAGCGTGGTCAGCGTCTTGAGCAGGTTGTGCCAATGAAGGCCCCGGAAGTAGGCGGGGCAGGTGTTCCGGGCGTCCTCAAGGAAGGTCAGCCCGGCCCACATCCCGGCGCCCCATTGCGTCCAGCGGGAAGCGTCGCCGGCAGCGGCCTGAATGTCTCCGACGTGCCCTGCAAGGATATGGAACCGGGTATCCAGATCTCGCTTCGCGCCTGCGGAGAGCCTGCGCTTCTGCGTATCGTCCGCACATCGGTCGATCCAGCGGTTGACCTTTTCGACCTGCTTCCCGAGGTCGCCAAGCTGCGCCAGCATTTCCGGCTTCAAGAAAGAAATCGCCACGGTGATCATGGACAAGGCCAGAACGCAGCGGGTGTGCTGGATGGCCTCGTTTGGGTACGGGATTACGGGGTTGATTGGTCTTCGCATGATGCTTCTCCTCTCTAAAAGGAAAGCCCCTTTCGGGGCTACTTCGGTTCGCGGGGTTCGGGGATGGGGCCTGCCCATTGTCCGGGAAGGGATTCATATTCTATTGGCTCGACGTCTACATTGATCATGGCGATTGTACGGCTAGGCTTGTGGCGATACCAGTACCACCCCGGCACCTTCGGCGGCTCGTCCGTCCACTCCAGTGTTCGGGGGAAGGCGTTCCACCAGTCATAGCACTCATCGGGAAAAACAAACCACTTTCCGCCCATTCTGAATGGACATCCTGATTCGCCTTTACATATCACACGGAACTTTCCATTGTGGCATTCAACGTGTGCTCTTGCTTGACACAGTGGGCACGGTAGCAACGTCAGTTCTTCGGACATGATTCCTCCGCATTCTTGATATCTACCCATTCGTCATATCCGGGATGTGCATCACAGAGCGCCTTCATCTTTTCGGGAAGCTCATTGTATGGTATGAAAACATTCCTGAACTCTTCATCTGTCATAAAGCTATATTCAGGCGGTGTCCGGTCATGCCAAACAAGCCAACTACCATCTGCAACGGAGAAGATTTCGCCATAAATGCTTCCCAAGTGAATTCCCGGCGGCATCCCCGGTTCGCAATGCAGTTGCATGGCGTATACCATCTTGGCGATGTTATGAACGGATAATGCCTTGATGTAATTGTCGTTCATCTCCCTTCCTCCACGGCATCGTGAGCGGCTTCTACAAGACCATACAGACTTCCGTAATCACTAGCCGTTCCGTTAAAAGCTACAGCGGCTATCCAAAGATTGGACTGTTCCAGCAAATACGCCTTCCGCTCCGCTGCTTCCAGTTGAGCCTTGACCTGTTTGTCTGCTTCATCGCAATCGTCGATGTGACCAGAACCGCCACACCAAGGGCAGTTATATCTTTCGGTAAATTCTTCTTCGGTCATGTGAGTATGACCGGGCAACGGTGACGGGATTTCCCCATCCCACGCTGCGGCTGCTACTTCTGACATGGTGACGGCGTGTTTCCGTGCCAGTTCAAGTTCCCGGCACAGCCTGAAAACCGTAGCCGCTGACCCCATCTCGTCGAGCGCCCCGGGATCTCCGAGCATGTCGCCAATGGCGGCGGTTCGGATGCGGGCGAGTTCTTCGGTGGTGATGGTCATTCTCCTCGTGCCTCATCTATCTCTTCGCGTGTGTAACCTTGAGCTTCTGCCCACGCTATGAACGCTTCCCACTGCCAAGCATCTTCAATAAATAGGACAGCAAGTTCTCCGAGTTCTTCGGTGGTGATCATTCTTTTGGCTCCGTCAGGGTAAAAATCAACTGCATCACGTCGCCCTCAGGCATTTTCTCTCCTTTGCGTGCTCTCTGTGCATTCTGAGCTTCAATAAGACTCACGGCAATTCTGAGCATCTCCACCAACATCGGCACGGCGTTGCACGCGGCGACGATGTATGCGGCGTTGGCGGTTTGCTCACTTTGGAATGGCTCATCCATTCCGGCATTTGGACTACCTCGTTCGATTTTCGCAATGTCGATCATCCCTTCACGTTCTTCGGCAGTGATACATGCGTCATCTTCATCAAAGCCTTCACCTTCTTTGCATATCCACGGCCCCGGCGTTGCCGCCTTCCTCAGCCGTTCTAGTTCGTCAAGCCATTCCTGTGCTGTCATTTTCCATCTCCACTTCAACGGCGATACGCGCTTCCCGCAGGATGTACCACGCTAGGCTTTTGGCTTTGAAACCATCAAAGAACTGCCAGTTGTTAGATATCATATCTAGTTCTGATGCATTCCCAGCGATACACCGTGCCACACGTGCTTCGAACTCGGCGGCGTCGCGGTACGATTCAAACGTAACTGTCGTTTTGTCCCACAGCGGGAAGCCCGCCCTATAGCAGGCGTTCCGCTGGTCTTGGCTGCACCGGAACGGGACTTTGCCGCACCGGGCGCAAGCCTTTTTTCGAACCGTGAGCCACTTCTTTTCCTGTTCCGTCAGCATATTTCACCCCGCGCGTTGTTCATGCAGCCGCGCCCCTGCTGAAGATGTGGACGGATGAACGAACTCGTTACTCCCTCCCATTTGTATCACCCCCTTATGGGGCCAGTTGCCCAGATCAGCCAAAGAAAGAAGGCGACCCACACCCACGTGAGCCGCCTTTCCCATTTCGTCATTCGTCCGTCTCTAATGCTTTCGTACGGGGCCAATAGAGTTTTCCGCCTTTACCCGTTTTCGAGGGGACGCGGACGATGTACGATTTGCTGTCCCGAGAAAGACCAACGGAAGGAGGCTTTATTCCGTACCGTTTCGCAACCTTGTCCATATATTTCTGCCCGCTTTCATATGCAGGAACGACAGCTTCAACGATGCCTCGCTTTTCAAGCCAAGAGCCATTTGCGGCAGAAGCCCACTGTACCGTATCGCCAACCTTGAAATTTTCCATATTACTCCGCCTTTCCCGTCCATTTATCGCAGATTGCCAAAGCACCAGTCTTCCAGCCATTGAGCGTACAGCGGGAACCGTCAAAGTACGATGTACCGTAGTATCCCTTTTTCTCAATGCGCTCGACATGCTTGCAATTCGCGCAATTCTTTGTCGGCGCATGTTTCTGCCAGTTTACGCTATTTTTTGTGATTCTTGGCATATCATCCCGCGTGATTCGTATGCGCGGCCCACGGTTGAGTGATGGATTACTCGCTGGCGTCAACCGGATAGAGGCCGATGACGGTTTCCATGAACGTCTTTCCTTCTCTGTCTTCGCAGCTGCATTCGGTGGGCTGCGGGTCGATGTCGAACACACCCGCTCCCTCGCTTCCATCCAGCGTGATGCAGACATTCTGGTCAGGATCAAAGTTTTCCAGCTTCTCGATCAGTTCTCCGATGGTCATGTTGAATCCTTGGGTTAGAGTTTGGGGTATGAAAAGCCCCGCCGGGGGAGGCGGGGCGTGGGGTGCTTCTGCAATTTTGACAAGAGCTAATGAAAGCTCTATCCTAAATTGCTACGTTTAGGGGAGAGCGAGGCACTATGCCACGTTCTTCTGCTCAAGGCCCCGAGTCCTTTATGGTTCGGGGCCTTTTTCATACTTTCTCAGCAATTCTCAGCTTGCTTGCCGGGACCGTCCATTTCCCCTCGTAGCCGTACACGGTGACGTACATAGCCTTGCGCCCTTTCCCGAAATCACGGAGATACGGGGCGCAGGATGCCGTAACGGTGACGGTTTGGCGTTCGCCGCCTACCTTTGCTCGGTAGAGGAAACGACGCCCCGGAATTATTGATGCCAAATCAGGACATTTTAGTCTGATTTCTGGGAGGGCGTCACCGTCCACGGTTCACCGCCTCCCGCAGTTCCTTGCCCGGCCTGAACTTCACGGCCTTGTGCGCGGGAATGGGAATGCTTTCCTCGGTGCGCGGATTGCGGCCTTGGCGGGCGGGCACGTCCACGACTTCGAACACGCCGAAGCCCTGAATTTTCAGGGAACGATGTTTCACGATAGCCCGTTGGAGCGTATCCAATACCTGATTGACGACACATTCGGCCTTTTCGATTGAGGTCATGATGTCCGTGGTGTCGGAAGCTCGAACCATTATGACGAAATCAGATTTGTTCATGGCATTACCTCAAAAGAAAGGCCCGGTGGTGAGCCGGGCCGGGGTGGTTAGAAGGGTGGTTCATCATAGGGAAAAGGCTGACCGTAGGTATTGGCTTCCGGTGGGGTCTGATTCTTCCCCTTTTCCGCTTCTCCGGTTACAGGGCCGTCAGTGATAAATTCCTTACCTGATTTGATCTGTACATATTCTTCTTTGTCCGGGGTGATGATCGATGTGATATAGTTGTTCCAGTACTTTTTCCCGTCCTTTTCGTAAAACTCTTTGCTGATACCGAGTTTTGCGGGAAATTCCATATCTTGCATATCCGTCCACTCGGCAAGCTGACGTCCTCGTATCGAACGATCGTCAGTGGCTTTTGGGTTGATTCCCCGATGGGCTTCAATAATGGCTCGTATCTGTGCTCCTGAGCGATTGCAGGTGATGGTTTGCCCCTCGTTCAAGCGGATGTTCTGATACCCTGCGGGAAGCCACAGATTATCGTACCATTCCACACCATCATAAAGTCCGCCTGCAACGGTAAACTTGCACCACAGGCCAAGAAGCCCTGACTTTGCCTGAGCCACCCACGGAGTATCTTGGAGCCCATATTTGGGCGTTTCTACGCTGATGCGAACCATGACCTTGCTCCCGGCAGGAACAGGCCCGTAATTGCGGTTTTTTTGTTCAGATTCCATATTGAGATCAAGCATGGTAGGCGCCCTCCGTGGCGGTTGAGAGTTGTTCATGGAATGCGGCCCATGTCGGGTCGTTTCCGATAAAGATTTCCGGTTCCAGAGGCCAGCGGCTTTTGGCCTGATATGCTGGGCGCTCTGCCGTGTAGATGACGCGGTCGCCGCTTCCGGTGGCCTTTGCCTTTTCTCCTTCCCTCTTTGTGACGCGGGCCTTGTAGTTCAGGAACAGGATCATTTCAGCCCATTCCATCCAGAGTGCCGCACCACGCTTGTGGAGCTTGAGGGAATACCGCTGATACGGATCGGAGTCCGGCGGATCGATGGTCACAGGCACGGCATGAGCGATGGTAACAATGTTCATGTCGCGCAAGGTACGAAGCTTTTCGAGCTTGGCTTGAATTGCCCGCCACACGTCATCAACCTTGACGTATCCCTTACCGTATCCAAAATCCTCAATGTTTTCCTTTCCTTCCTTGGTGCATACGTACTGCCATACAAGCGGCTCCATCCAGTCGAGAGAGTCGATGATCAATGTCTTGAACTGGTGAATCCCGCGCAGTGCGGCTATTGCAGCGTCAAGGTCTTGAAGACTGGTGATGAGATTTGGAAACGTGGGGATGTCCAGTGCGGCGGCCCCGTTCTCCGTCCTGAGTAGGATGGGAGAAGGGAACGTCCCTGCGAACGTTGTCTTTCCGATGCCGGGAACCCCGTAGAGGACAATCTTCATCGGCTGGAATCCTTTGCTGCTTACGATAGCGGAAAGGTCAAAGGGGTTCACGAGTTCGCTTGCGTCGCATCCCAGGAAGCTCGCTGCCTGCACCGCCTGTTCTTGGGTTGTCTGTGCCATTGTTTTTCTCCGGTTAAAGTAAGGCCCCGGAACAACCGGGGCCTTCATTGCTATTCTTCAACATCATCTTGCCAATACGCGGCATCATGCGCCTTGATGAACTCGATTGCCGCCTTGTACGATTTCCCATGTTGAGAATCACCATGTTTTTCTTCAACCTTCGCCGCAAATTCTTCGAGCGTACCGTAGAAGCAACCACAACGGACATGGATAGTCCGTTCGGTCTTGGTCACATATGTGATTCCCTGTCGGGAACCGATAGGGCCAAAGTACAGAATTTTACCTGCGGCACCCCGCAGGTCGGCACCCCACAGGTTGGCACCCCGCAGGTCGGCATCCCACAGGTTGGCACCCCGCAGGTCGGCACCCCGCAGGTCGGCATCCCACAGGTTGGCACCCCGCAGGTCGGCATCCCGCAGGTTGGCATCCCGCAGGTCGGCATCCCGCAGGTCGGCATCCCGCAGGTCGGCACCCCGCAGGTTGGCCTTTTCACCGCCTTCTTCATTTTTCAGCCATTTTGCATGACGCTGTAAAACTTCTATTTCTTCTTTCGTGAGTTCGCGCATAATTCCACCTTAATATGTTATTAAAAAGGCCCCTTGTCGGGGCCGTAGTATTCGGGTTCATCGGGAATCGTGCGGTCTACGCTTTCCCTCTCCGCGTCGTACATATCTGCTTCTGGTTTCATCGCATGGCCTCCATCCCGTACAAGATCTGTGGAAGAATGCAGATACCGAGCATGACAGCCATAAAGATGATGACCGCAGCAACTCTAGCCCGGTCAACCTTTTTAGGCCGTTCCAGTGATACCTTGGCGTGCTTCATGTAGACGTTGGAAATCATGCCGTCGCCTCCATCTTTCTCAGCCATTGTTCCGCTGCCTCGCGCACGCTGGCCTTTCTTGTCGTGTCACGGATACGTTCAAGACGTTCCCGGAGCGTCGTTCCCTTGCGTTCCCCGACGAGCACGGGATGGGTACGTGTGAAATCGTCTGCGTGAGATATGGTCATAGTCATATTCATACACTTCTCTCCTGCGTTGAGGTTTGGATTGGCGTCCCAATCCCGTTTCCTGCCCCGGAATCCGGGGCAAGTGCGGGGCTAGGCTCCATACTTTTTTATGTAGCAATCTCTACATAAATATGGAGAATTGTAGGTTATTGATATGTTCGATTCGTCGATATACTGTACGGGATTTGGTTCTTTGCATCCGCATTCCTCACATCTGCCGGCATAGTGTCGTGGTTTGCCGTACTTTTTCAGTAAGCGGTCCTGTTTTTGCTGGTCACGAAAAATACGCCGCTGCATTCTTTCCATCGCGTTCATTTATTTATCCTTTCCGGTTTGGGCTGTTGATGGTTTTGTGCTGGCATCTTAATCAGAGCATGTTCAAATCCGGGCTTGAACCTGCTCTTCCCGTTGTCCGCCCAGTACCACCCGCGCGGTGCAGTCATCGCCTTTTCGTTCCTTCTCCAGCCCTCTGGAAGGGTTTCAAGCTTTGCAACTTTTGGGTCGCCTAGCAGTGACAAAACGTCATGGTTCTTCATGTTGTTTCTCTCCTTTGATTTCCTTGTCTCAACAAAACCCCGGCAGAATCCGGGGTTCAATGAACCAAGGCTATCCATTCCTTCTTCCTTCTCTTCCCCGGCTTGCTTTATCCGCCGGGGGCTCAGGCTTGCCGCTGGTGTCCAGCTTCGGGCCGTCATCGCGCTGATTGTCAAAGAGCCGTGCGGGGCTTCCCGCGAAATTCGTCACCCGGCGTAGCGGGCTTCCGCTTCGGAGAGCCAGCCGCTGAACCACCCGTCGAGCAATCCCTTGCGCTGGTAGTCGCTGGCGTTAACCACTTCCCCACCGAACTCTTCCGCGAACTCGCAAGCCTCTGTGAAGCTGTCGAACTCATCAACACAATCCAGTTCCGAGTTATTCGGGTTCTGGCTAATTACGATGTAGGCGGCGTTCGTGGTGATCATGGCTGTTCTCCTTTCGGGCGGGGTTTGTTCCCCGTCTCGTTGAAAACAGAATAGGTAAATTTTACCTTTACGTCAAGAGAAAAAGCAAAATTTTCTCCTAAAACTTAGCAACAAAAAAGCCGCCAGTTACGGCGGCTCAAATGAGTGATGTTTTGTCAGGCTGTTACATTATTTTTGCGTTGCTAAGAGGGCTTTGATTTTCTCTTGCTCTTCTTTTTGTGCCCGGTCAGCCTCAGCCAGAGCCTGCTTGATGACGTCCGCCCACGGCAATCCCAGTGCCGCGCAAAGATTCATCACATCGGTCATTCTCAACTGCTGGGGTTTCCTGTTTTCGCCAGAGCCTTGCCCCTTCCTAATTGATTGAACCTTTCTCCGAGAATCAGCAACGTGAGGGAATGCAAGCGAGCCAAGGGCTTGTTCGGTCATGCCTATGACTGTGCGGCGTTCCTCAAGTGCTTTTCGGATGGATTCTTCAAATGCGACCATCCCGGTTTCGTTTAGCACCTGCATTTCTCCTTTTCCCTCAGTCATAGCAAAAACTCTCCTTTTGCTCTTGGCGTATTTTTTTGCATTGACAAAGAGGTAAACTTTACCTAAAAAGAAGTCAACAGGGCATCACAGCCCACCCCCAGCGGCCTCTCCCCTCCGGTGTAGTGGGGAGCGCAACGCCACCGGCGGAACGGAGGCATTGTCTCATCGTGCAGGGCGGAAACCGGACGCACGTTAAATGGAGCCGGGGACATGAAAGGAGCCGTGGGAACTCGGGGAAGAGTGACCAGCCTTTCGGAAAGCCTCCTTCCTCCCATTGGCGTGGGGGGAAAGGGGGGCTTTTCAGAAACCGGAGAATCTGAGGAAGAGTGAAGATACAGGGAAAGCCCGAATGCCTTTCTGCCTTTCCTCTTCGGCATATGCCTTTCCCCTCTTCGCTACCGAGAACTAGGGTTCAGGGCGGGAACCGCCCTCTTGCCGGAATGGGGGGACGGGAAAGATGAAAAAGGGGCACGGAATCTCAAAAGCCGTTTTCAATTCTTTTTGAGATGCTGCGAAGTGTGAAAAGGCGTTGATGCTCACGAAAAGGCGTTTGGTGAGATGCAATTCAGATATGAGAACGAATCATCCGGCTGAACACAAGAGACAAAGCCCAAGTCGCAACCATCGCAACCCTGTCAACACGTTCCCATTCAGCTGGGTTCAATTGCAACAGGATGAACGCCCAAAGCAGGTATGAGCACAACCCGGTGAAAGCAACGGATATAGCAAACTCTTTGTCCATAGTCACTCCGAAACAGGACATTCTACCCAACTGTTGAGTTTTTCTAAACAGTTCATTCTTTGACAACCAGCGCGAAGACCCTCAACACCGCACGCGGCCCCTACCGGCTTTCGCCGACAGCCCCGGAGCGTGACGAGGCGAGCACACAGGCGTCGGCCCCGGTGTGAATGCGATGCCTGAAACCCTGCTTCCTTTCCTCCCACGGTATACGCGGGAGGTCGGAAACAAGATTTGATAATTCAGTTTCACGGCCCGATCTTTGTGTCATAACCGTGGGCCCTGTTGGTCGGCTCGGCCCCCGTCTTTGTCGGTGGATGTCTCATCCTGCACGCTGTACACGCGTTTTTCCGTCCCGCCGTCCCTACGCGGCCTGTCTCCACATCACCAGCCTGTTGCCCTTCTTTCTCGCGTCCTACTGGGGAGCCTTAGCACTGGGGGGCGGCATCGTTCGGTTGCTCCATACTGAGCGGCTGGCTTCCTTCGCCCGGGGTTTCGGCTACTTTCCGGCTGGTGTGCCGGGCGTGTTCGCCTTCCTCGTTCGTCGTGAAGAGATAATGCCATTTGGCAGTTTTTAAGTCAAGAATAAAACTGCCAAATGGCATATATGCCTTCAAAAAAAATCCCCCATAAGGGGGAGAATATTCTTATAGCTTATTCAAAAACTTAAATAATTCATCTAAAGGCACTTCATCATCCCTCAACGTGTACACACTGTCTTTCAACAGTTCAAAAACCCTAGCCTCCGCAAAAGCACCACATATTTCTGTGTCAATATTAAATAGTTTTTTTAATAAAACAAATGTATTACGTAATTTAAATTGCATTTCATCTCTGAAACATCGGATCGTGGCACGGGCCATGCTCTCTCTCTCTCTCTCTCTCTCTCTCTCTCTCTCTCTCTCTCTCTCTCTCT